GCAGCCCGCGCCGTGCCCGGCCTGCGGCGGGCGCTGGGGGGACTGCGCGTGCGAGCCGGTGGCAGAGGAGCGTGCGGCGTGAGCGCCCTGGACGACGTGAAGCAGGCGCGGCGCGTGCTGATCGACACCCTGGCGCACTGGCGTGACCGCACCCGGCCCGGGGACGACGTCGTCACGGCATCCGACGTCACGGCGGCCGTCGCGGGGCTGGTCTTCGCCATGATCGCGCAGGAGCGTGAGCACGACCGGGAGCACCGGCGATGACCGCCCGCAGCCTGGTCGAGGCCGCCGAGCTCGACGCGGCCGACGAGTACGCGGCGCTGCTCCGAGTGGGCTCCGAGATCCTGGAGATGGACGACCTGACGATCAACTGGTACCGCCACCGCCTCCCCGCGGCCCTGGCCCGGCGCGGCCTCGCCCTCGAGCCCTGCCCGGGCGGCTGGCGCGTGGTGCCGGCCCCGATCGCGCCGCCCGTGACCAGGCCGGTGCCGCGCGCGCGCTGTGGGCAGTGCAACGAGGCGTTCTTTGACTGCGGGTGCATCGCCGCGCTGGTGATCCCGTGGGGGCAGCCGTGAGCCCGGCCGTCGTCGAGCGGTTCTGGTCCGCCGTGCGCAAGGGCGAGACATGCTGGGAATGGACGCGCTCCCTCGATGGAGGGGGATACGGCCGCGTGTTCGACGCCAAGGAGTTCGGCGGCCGCGAGAAGGCTCATCGCATCTCGTGGATGCTGCATTTCGGCCCGATTCCCGACGGGCGCGTCATCTGTCATCACTGCGACAACACGCGCTGCGTGCGGCCTGACCACCTCTTTATCGGCACCCAGGCCGACAACGCTCGCGACAGGGAGCAGAAGCTTCGCGGCGGCAATTCGAGGCCCTTTGAGTGGAAGGGCCAGCGCGCATCGCTCCGCGAGTGGGCGCGACGCGTGGGCATCGCCGAGGGAACGCTGAGCGCGCGCGTACATCAACGCCGGTGGTCCTTCGAAAAGGCGATCACGACGCCCGTGCGGAGGCGTCCGTGGTGATCCCGGTGCTGAATCCGACGGTGCTGATCCGTCCCGAGATCAAGCACGACGTCGATTCTTACCTGTCCCTCCGGGCGCAGATGCGCGCCGCCGAGGATCAACTGCGGATCAACTTCATCGCGCGCATGTCGCGCGAAGGACTGACAGCCAGCGAATACGCGATGGTAACGGAAGCACTCGAAAGAGGGAGATGAGGAGAATCATGTCAACGGCACTGGCATCAGTTTCACCGCAGGTTGGTTTCAGCCCCGAGCAGGTGGCGCTCATCAAGCGCACCGTCTGCGTGGGCGGCACGGACGACGAGCTGGCGCTCTTCCTGCGCGTCTGCGAGCGCACCCGGCTCGATCCCTTCGCGCGCCAGATCTACGCGGTCAAGCGCTGGAACGGCAAGGCGAACCGGGAGGTGATGGCGGTCCAGGTATCGATCGACGGGTTTCGCCTGATCGCCGAGCGCACCCAGCGTTACGCCGGCCAGCTCGGCCCCTTCTGGTGCGGGCCCGATGGCCAGTGGCAGGAGGTGTGGCTCGGCAAGGTGCCGCCGGCGGCGGCGCGGGTGGGGGCGCTTCGGCATGATTTCAAGGAGCCCGTGTGGGGCATCGCCACCTGGGACGAATACAAGCAGGAGGGACAGCGGGGCCTCTCGCCGATGTGGGCGAAGATGGGCTCGCTCATGCTGGCGAAATGCGCGGAGGCGCTGGCCCTGCGCAAAGCGTTCCCCCAGGAGCTCTCGGGGCTCTACACCACCGAGGAGATGGCCCAGGCCGGGACGGTGGAGACGGAGGCTGTCCCGCCGCTTCTCCCGGTCAAGCCGGTCTCACCGCCACCGCCCGAGCCGGCGCCCGAGATGATCGAGATGCCGGAGCCCCTGCTCACCCCCAGCGAGGTCGAGCGAGTGCGCAAGGCGCTCGACGGGGTGCTGCCCATGCCCGAGCCCGCCAACCCCAGGGCCGCCGCCAACGTCGAGCAACGCAAGGCGCGCATCCGCTACGTGGCCTGGGCCTCGGGCGCCTGGCCCGACGAGAAGAAGGGGCTCGCCTCCCTGACCTGCGCCCAGGGCGCCGCCGTCATCGAGAGGGCCACCGCCGGCGAGATGCCGCCCGGAGGCGCCACTTGATCCGACCCTCCGGGATGGCCCACGCCGAGAAGTGCGCTTACTCGGTGGAGCTTGCCGAGCGTTTCCCCGAGACCAGCGAGGCCGCCGAGCGCGGCGGGCTGGTCGACGGCCAGAACAGTGACGCGCTCAAGCACGGCACCCCGGTCACCGACAGGGATGCCAAGGCGTGCCTCGCCGCCCTGGCCGGGCTCGAGCTCGCTGGCGAGGTGCTGGTGCAGGAGAAGGTCGCTCTCGTCGATCCCGAGACCGGCGCGGTGCTGACCGAGGGCACCCCCGACGTCCAGGTGGTCGGCGCCGACACGGTGGCCACGGTCGACTGGAAGAAGCGGGAACAGTACTACGCTGGCTACCTCGCCGAGCCCGACGACAACCTGCAGCTGCACGCCTACTCGATCGCCCGGGGTCTCGTGCGTGGCGCCCGCGCCTACCAGAACTTCATCGTCCTGTTCGGGGACGGCGAGGCCGAGGTGCTGCGCTCCCGGGTCTACCCCCAGGCCGAGTGGTGGCCGTTCATCGAGCGGATCCGGGCCATCCAGGACAAGCCGCGCATCCCCGCCCCGGGTCCCCACTGCCAGAACTGCTGGCAAAGGTGGCTATGCGGCTCGTACCGGGAGCGGGCGAAGCTGGCCCTCACGCTCCTGCCGCAGACCACCGAGCTCGGGGCGTCCCTCACCGACGAGCAGGCCGTCGAGCTCGCCCAGCGAGCCGAGCAGGTCAAGGCCGCGGCCGGGCTGGCCCTGGACATGGTCAAGGCCCACCTGCGCGCCGGCGGCAAGGTGGAGGCGGGCGGCAAGCGGTTCGTCGCCACGGTCATGCCGGGCAGGCGCACGGCCGATGTGGAGGCGCTCGAGCGCGACGGCCTGATCAAGTACATCCGCAAGGGCGCCGGCTACGAACGATGGACCTGGCGGAAGGCCTGACGCCGCGCCTGACCCCCCAACACGAGGAGCCACCGATGACGACCACCACCACCGTCCTGGAGTGCAAGGCGCCGGCCCCGCCCAGGCCGGACCAGTGCTCGAGGTGCCAGGGCCAGCTCGTGGACGAGCGCTACTGCGCCAGGTGCATCGAGCCGCCGTTGTGCAGTGACTGTGGCAGCTCGCACTACGAGGACGAGATGATGTGCACCTCGTGCGCGCAGCGCTACGGCCTGCGCACGGTCCGCAAGCTCGTCGAGTGGCGCGTGCTCCTCGGCCAGCTCGACAGGGCCGCGGGCGCCGCGGTGCTGGAGGTGATCGAGATGGCCGAGGAGCGGTTGCCATGAGCGACAGCTTTGTCTACGTGCCCGCGCCGGATGAGAGCGTCCACCTGCCCAGGGAGCACGCCGACTCGTGCGAGGCCGAGCCCGGCCACGCCAGCGACTGCCAGACCGCGACCGAGCTGGCCCGGCTGCGCGCATTCGCGGAGGCGGTGCGGGATGAGATGGAGTGCAGCGATCCCGACCTGGACGACAACGGCAAGTACAGCGATGCGCACATTGCCGACTGCTTCCACTGCGCCGCCGAGCAGGCGCTGGAGCGGGCGCGGTGAGCGACGAGATGGAGGTGGACCCCGTGGACGACGCTCTCGCCGAGGTGGAGGCGATGCGCAAGGTACTCAAGGTCCTCAAGCCGCTTTCACCCGAGGAGGGAGCCAGGACGCTCGCGATAGTCGCGGCTCACTTCGGTTACTACGACATCGCCATCAGCGCCTTACAGGCCGCGAAGAGGTCTCTGTGACCCCCCGCGCGCGCAAGGCGGCCCCGGGGAAGCTCGACCGGCGCAAGATCCGCGCGATGGCCGAGCGCTACGGCCAGCGCCACGCGAGCGAAGAGGAGGTGTACCTCGCTCATCTGACCGAGTTCGGTGCCCTGGTCGCCCGCCAGGTCCGCCTCGAAGAGCGCCAGCTGCGGCTTGCTGCGCTGGAAATGAGGCGGAAATGAGACGCATCGACCGCATCGTCGACCTCGCCGCCCGCCTCGCCGCGTCCCGGGCCGAGGTGGCAAGGCTCGAGGCCGAGCTCGAGGCGATGCTGGGCGGCGACGAGCCGGCGCCGGCGCCGGCCAGCAACGGGACCGGCAAGTTACATAAGGCACATAGCCGCAAGCGCTCGCCCCTGCGCGACAAGGTCGTGGCCCTGGCCAAGGATGGCAACAGCTCGTCCGACATCGCCGCCGAGCTGGGGGTCACCGGCGACCGGGTCTCCAAGATCCTGTGGGCCGCGCGAAAGTCGGGTGAGCTGCCCCCAAAAGCGCGAGCGTCGTCGTGACCACCGTGGCCATCGGCGACGCGCAAGATTCTGGCCCAGCCGTGGAGCGCCGCTCGGCACCTCGCAGCGGTTGTTCCACGGGTGAAGCCCTCGTGCCGGCCGGGGTGGGCCAGGAGCCGGCACTATTTCCTGACCTGGACGCGCCCGTGACCGCTGCCGAGGCGTTCGTCCCCGGCGAGGACGGGAAGTTCCCGCCGAGAAGCAGCTGGCGCATGACCCGCGCCGACCTCGTGCCCTGCACCCGCTGCGGCCTGCGCGGGCACACGGCCGGCGATCCTGACCGCTGCCTGTGGTATCGCGGCTCGCTGGGCCTGGGCGGGCAGGCGCGCATGGCGGCGGACCAGGGACAGTGGGGGAGCAGCGGCAGGGGCAAGGTGCCGTTCGGGACGAGGAGCTGACGATGAGCAGCAGACGCCACCTCAATCAGGCCTGGTCCGCGGCGCTCATGCCCTGCACCCACAACAGCGTCGAGGAGATCCGCAACGGCAACGACGTGGTGCTGGGCGGCCAGTGCACGACGTGCCTCACCCTGCTCTGGGGCGTGGGCAAGTGCGCCGGCTGCGGCAAGGACCCGGCCCGGCTCACGTACGTGATCGACGAGCGCCGGTACTGCAACGCCGTGTGCCGGCAGAACGAGCTCGCCAAGGAGCGGGCCGCCAAGACCGAGCGCGAGCGTGAGCGGGCGGCAAAGGCCAAGGCCACGTCGGGGCCGGGGCGATGACCGCGGACGCGTGGGAGGCGATCCGCTTCATGACCCTGGACGAGCTGGTCACGAGGACAAAGCTGGCCGGGTCCTCGGCGATGCTCTGGGGTAAGACCACGCCCGAGGGCTATCCGTTCGTCGTCGTGGTCGCGATCGGGGCGCCCGGCAATGAGCAGGTGATCGAGTTCGCGCGCGAGTACAACGAGAAGATGGTGCGGGCGGGCGCGCCCGCTGCCCATGCTCGCCGGGAGCCGGGGACGTGAGCGACGACATCCGGGACCGTCTGCTGGGGCTGCTGGGCTACGTACTAGGCTGGGTTCTGTGGCGATACCTGCGGGGTCGGCTGTGAGCGCCTGCCCCGACTGTGGCGGGTCGCTGGGCCATTCCCCGGCCTGTTCGCGGCCCCGCTCCATCGACGAGAAGCTCGAGGCTCAGTGGTTCGCCGCCGCGCTCAAGGAGCGGGAGATCCGTTTCGTCCAGGCCCAGCTCGCCGCTGCGCTCAAGGAGCGGGACGAGGCGCGGGCCGCCCTGCACCAGTTGACCGCGGTCTGGGTCTCGGCCTGCACCGAGCGCGACCGCCTCCGCGCCGCGCTCGAGCTGACGCCGGAGAACGTGCGGGCGATCCGCGGCGCCGTCATTCGCTACTTCAGCGACAGCAGCGACCCGGAGTCGCAGTCCATAGCCCGCGCCGTCCTCGCCGCCGTCCGCGCCCGCGCCGGGCTAGAGCAGCTTGACCACGTTGTGGGCCGCGACCAGCAAGGTCACCAAGAGGCCGCAGGTGAACATGCGGTCGCCGATGGTCTGGGCCTTGCCGTTGGTGGCCACGGCGTAGATGACCAGCCCGGCGATGCAGATGACCAGCGGGATGAGCGCAACCATCCGACAAGCGTGGGCCCAGGGCAGGGCGGGGGCAAGGAGGGGGGGTAGGTGCTCGGCCACATCCGCAACATCAAGCCCGACTTCTTCATCGACGAGCAGCTCGCCAAGCTGGGCCCGCTCTGCCGCCTGCTCTTCATCGGCCTGTTCACGCACGCCGACCGGGCCGGGCGCCTCGAGAACCGCCCCGAACGGCTCAAGGCCCTCATCCTGCCCCACGACCAGGTCCAGGTGGCCACCCTGCTCGGCGAGCTGGCCGCCCCGCCCGGGCGGTTTCTCATCCTCTACCAGGCTGGCGGGCGCAGCCTGATCCAGATAAGGACGTTTGCGGAGCACCAGCGACCGAATCACCGGGAGCCAGCGTCGAGGATCCCGCCTCCACCGGAGGAGTGCGGCACCGAGACCGTCCCCATGATAGCGGTCCCTGGCCCCGAGCCGGTTCGAGTCTGCCCGGGCACGCCCGGGCACGCCCAACGGGAAGGGGAAGGGAATGGGATAGGGAATGGGATAGGGGAAGGGGAGGGGAAGGGGGCGCTCGCGCGCAGCCCCCCCGCGCTCGAGGCGACCCTCGCCGCCTTCAAAGCGGCCTGGCGCCGCCGCTACCGAGCGGAGTATCTCGAATCGAACGACGAGCGATCCGATCTCGGCCGGCTGCTGAGGAGGCTCCCCCCCGAACGGATCGCAACGCTGCCCGCCTGCTTCGAACGCTACCTGGCCGACGAAGACACCTTCATCGCCCAGGCCAAGCGACACAGCCTCGCCTGGTTTTTCAAGGAGCACGGCGAGAACAAGTACCTGGTCGAAGCGAAGGTGCTCAGCCCCAAAGAGGCGCGTGGCAAGACCGCCGCCGCCCAATGGCTAGGAGGGAGAGATGCAGAAAAGCAGTGACGGCGAAAGATTCACGATCTTGATCCAGGCCATGGCGGCGACGTTCCGCGCCGACGTGACCCCAGCCCTGCTCGAGGGCTACTGGATGGGGCTCGAGGACGTCCCGATCGAGCGAGTCGAGCGGGCGGTGAGACGCGGGATCAAGGAGTGCGAGTTCATGCCGGCAGCGTTCAAGCTGCGCGAGCTGGTCGCGGGCGGGCCCGCGTACTACCAGCCCGCCGAAGCCCAGCTCGAGGCGATCGAGACCTGCGCGTTTCACAGCCGGCGCGAGTGCGTCGGGAAGGCGCCCGAGTTCGTGCCGTGGTGCCGCAAGTGCAAGCGGCTCGCTGCGCGGCTCGCGAGCTGGCCGAAGCAACGGCTGGCGCTGGTCCCGCCCGAGGGCGATGGCGGGGCAGCATGAGCGACGACGACGAGACCACCGAGACCATGACCGAGACCGCGGGCGGCCGGCCCGGCCCGGCCCGGACCGACGGGGAGCTGGCCGAGGCGCTGGCCGAGAACGCGCGTCTTACCGAGCTGCTCAATGCCCCGCCTTACGTGGACTGCATCTGTCCGGGCTGCCCCCGGAAGGTACCGCACGCGTGGGCCTCGGGCCTATGCCAGCCCTGCGCAACGGAGGACTGCGACCACACCGACGGGGCCAGGGCGACGGCGGAGGCGCTGGCCGAGGAGCAGGCGCGCAGCGAGAAGCTGTGGGACGAGCGAAACCGCCTCCGCGCCGCCCTGGCCGACACCGCCGCGAATCGCAACATCGTGCTCACCGCCTGGAAGGGCGACGACCTCGACCGCCGGGCCGCCGCCGTGCTCGAGGCGCTGGCCAGGGCGGCGGGGATCGGGCCGCCGTGAAGCGCGAGTGGCTGTGGTGGGCGGCGCTGGCCCTGGGCGTGCTGAGCGTCGCGCTGGCGGTGCGGGCGTTCGTGGTCGGGCGCGGGCACGAGTGCGAGACGTGCCTGCCTGCGGGGACGCCATGAGCGAGCACAGCCCCGGGCCATGGCGGGTGGGGCGCAAGGTGGGGCGTACGATCTACAACGCCGACGATCGCCTGATCGGCGTGATGGACACCGTGGTTGACGCCGCCGCCGTGGTCCTCGCCGTCAACCACCACGCGGCTCTGCTCGACATGCTCCGCGACGGCCTCGGCTGGGAAGGCCTCGAGCCGCGCTGGCGCCGCGACGCGGAGGCTCTCATCCTCCGCATCGAGGGCACGTGATCCTGGCCGTCGACCCCGGCACCACCGAGACCGCGTGGCTCGTCTACGACCACGGCCAGCCCCAGCCCATCGTGCGCTTCGCCAAGGACACCAACGCCGACCTCCTCGCCTACCTGCACGCGAATGACTTCACCGGGTGCACCCACATGGCCATCGAGATGATCGCCAGCTACGGCATGGCCGTCGGCAAGGAGGTCTTCGACACCTGCGTCTGGATCGGCCGCTACATCGAGGCCTGGCAGGCCCCCTACACCCTCGTCTACCGCCGCGACGTCAAGCTCCACCTCTGCCACAGCGCCCGGGCCAACGACTCCAACATCCGCGCCGCCCTGCTCGATCGCTTCGGCCCCCCGGGCACGAAGAAGGCCCAGCGTGCCACCTACGGCCTCTCGGGCGACGCCTGGAGCGCGCTCGCCGTGGCCGTCACCTACGCCGAGATGGCGGGCCAGCAGACGTGAAGGCCGTCAGCATCAACGTGCTGCCCCTCGGGCCCGAGGCCAGGTGGTGGGCGGCCGAGATTGTCGCCTCGCTTATGTCGGCCGACGGTGGGGTCACATCCCATGGCCCGTGCCCACACTGTCGGTTTCCTCTTCACTTCCTGCACGCCGCGGGGAGCTGGATTGTCTACGAGTGCGTGCGCTGTGCGGCCACCCACCTGGCCGGAGATTGCTGGTGGGACGAGGGCGCATGAGGCTGTGCAGCCCACATAGCCACGGCGTCGCCCCCGGCACCGCGCCCTTCTACGACCCTGCGTGCCCCAGATGCGCCCAGAAGCTCGCGCAGGGCCTCGTCACGGGTACGGAGCCCCGGGCCCCGCCGCTGTTCCACGTGGCGCGCAGGAAGTGGGGCGGGGGCACCGTGTTCGCCCGCAAGCGTAAGCTGACGCCATGACCCGCGCCCAGGCCGAGGCTCTGCTCGCCTACATCGATGCGGCGATGGTGACCGCGCTGGAAGCAGCGAGAGGGGTGGCCACGGCCTATGAAGCGGGGCGCGAGCTCGAGGTCGCCGCCGCGCGCGCCGCCTTCCTCGCCACGGTGCCCAACGGCCCTCGCGCACCCTGTCCACCGCCGCCTCGTCCCTTGCAGCGGCCGACTCGCGTGCCGAACGAGCCGGAGCGGCCCTGGTCCCCCCCGCCGACCAAGATCCCCTGATGACCGACGTCGTCACCACCCTCGTCGTTGCCACCATCGGCGGCGCCGTCGGCTACGCCCTGGCGCTCTGGCAGTACTGGCGGCCGCGCTGCACGTTCGTGAAGCTCATGGGCCGCTGCCTGTCCAACGCCTGGCCCGTGTGCACAGCTGGCTGCTGCCGCTACCACTGCGCTCGCCGCTGCGACTGCCGGCCCGACGCCTTCCCCTGACGCCCGCTCGCGTTGCCATCGTCTGCCGCCGTCGATGCTGACCAGCCCCCGCACACTTACAGCCGCCCCCCGTCAGCCAGCGTACAGACAGCCCCACGTCCCCGCGCGCCATCATGCTCACGCGTGCGCGCCGGAGCAGATCGCAGTCAGTACGCGCCCGCGCGCGAGGCGACGTGATCCGCCGCCCCAGCGAGTGGGCCGAGCTCCCCGGCACCGCGGGCATGCGCTACTCGGCCGGCGAGGTCGCTCGTGCGATGGGCCTCGCCCCCGCCACCGTGGTGGCCTGGATCAGGGCCGGGTACCTGCGAGCCTCGCTCGGACACAGCGGGTACCGCATCAAGCATCGGGCGATCCGCCGTGCCCTCCGCGATCATCCCCAGGTCGCTCGTGCAGCGCTGCGAGCCTATGAGCGCAGCCGCTGAGGAGCCAACCGACAAGGATGCCTTGTGAGAAGGACGCTCCCACCCCCCCCCGCTCCTCCTCCCCAATCCCCCTGCCGCAGAGGGTCAGCCTGTTCAGTGTTGCGTCCCGGGCAACATGACGTGGCTGTCACGTTGCCCCCCGCGCAACATGACATTCCTGCCTGTTGCCCATTGCCGCGTTCAGTAGGGGAGGGGGGGGTGCCTCGGGCCGGGAGGGGCAGGGGAAAAAGAGGGAGGGAGAGAAGAGGCTACTCCCTGCCCACGCAAGCTTTGGGCACGAGGCTCCTCTGGCCCGACGAGTCAGCAGGGGGTGGTCACCCTCGGGCACCTGCGCACGTCACCCAGCGCTCCGCCTCCGTCGCTGACGAGCGTCCGCGGGGGTGGTCACCCGGGGCAGCGGTCCAGCGAGTCACCGGGGGCCGCGGGCGGCGAGCAGGGCGCGGGCGCCGTCGCGCTCGCCAGTGACGACCTCGAGGCGCCGCTCGAGCTCCCGGCGTGCCTCTGCCTCCGCGGCGAGCGTGAGGCGCAGGGCGCGTAGCTCGTCGAGGGCGGCGGTCAGCTCGGGCGACCACCAGTTGCCACCTCCCGCCCCCGGGGGCGGCGCCGCTGCGCACATGGCCCGACGATACACGACGACGCGCCGATTGTTGCCCCAGGTTTTGCTATTGGCGCGCATTGCGCGCCTCTTCGATCCTGGTGTTACACGCGCTGGCGCCGCAGTCCCGGGCGTCACGCTTCCGCAAGGAGCGTAGGAGGCGCCGGCTCTGCGCGATCGCCGGGTGCCCCGAGATCTCGGGCAACGCCTACCGCTGCCCCGTGCACGCCAACCGCCACCGGCTGGCGGCCAAGCACGCCTACGACGTGCGCGCGGGGCTCATCTCCGATGCGTGACCAGCGCAAGGACGAGCGCCTGCGCCGCCTGGTGGTGGGCGCCCAGCTCGCCGCCGCGCGGGTGGTGGCGAGCCTCTTCGTCCCGGCGGGCACCGCCGGCCGCAACGCCGACGCCGACGAGCCGTGGAAGCAGTGCTCGACCAGGACCCGGGCCGCGCTCCTGCTCACCCAGGGCGCCATGGCCGGCGAGCGGGCAAAGCAGCAGGGCGCCACCACCCAGGTGTTCGGCATGGTCCTCATGCAGGGGCGCATCGAGAGCCACGACGAGTGGGAGCAGATGGCGGCGGCCGCGCCGCGGGGGAAGGTGATCGATGCGGTACCTCGAGAGCAAGCCGTTCTCCGTGGGCCTCGGGCTCTCGGAGCAGGGGCGCAAGAATTACGAGCGAACCTTCGCGAAGAAAACGAAAAGGGGGAGTGACATGAACTGTTCAAGCTGCAAGGTCGAGATCGCCGCCCAGTCCGCCGTTGGCGGCAAGTGCGCCAGGTGCGCGAGCAAGGCGCCAGCGCCCAAGACCACCACCGACACCGACACAATCGTGGAGCACGAGAAGGGCGAGCACGGACACGGCCACGCCAAGGCAGAGCCCGCGGACCACGGCAAGAAGCACCGGTGAGCGGCATCCTCGTGCCGGGCGGGCCGATCCCCGCGATCATCCCGTTTTGCCAGCGCTGTGACATGCCGGTCGAGCGCTTGCGGTTCGACGTCGTCACCAGCTCCTACAGCCTCGGGATCCACGCTGCCTGCTGCGGGTACGAGTCGTCCACCCGCATCTCCGCCGAGGAGGTCATGCGGCTTCTGCGAACGAAAGAGAAGCTCTACGTGATCGTCCGGCGCGGCTCCGACCAGGGCATCCGCGGGCGCCGGGCGACGCTGCGGAGCATCTCCCGGTGAGCACATCCGCGGTCACCTCGCTCGACGGCGGGCGCGTGGTCTGGGAGCCGACCCCACGCCAGGCCGTCGCGCTCGCCTGCCCCGCCACCGAGGCTCTCTTCGGCGGGGCCAAGGGCGGAGGCAAGACCGCGTTCCTCGTCGCGTGCCTCGCCCCCATCCTGGCCCTCGCCCACCGCAAGTGGCTCGCATCGGGTGAGAAGCAGCGCCACTGCCGGATCATGGTTTTCCGGCGCAATTTGAACGATCTGAAGGATTTCGCCGTCAAGGGGCACGCCCTCTTCCCTTACCTCGACCCCGAGATGGGAGCCGAGGGCTACCACGACAAGGAGAAGTTCTGGCGCTTCAGCTCGGGAGCCACCGTCGAGATGCACCACCTCGACGGCCCCACCGACCACCTGTCGTTCAACGGCCAGGAGTTCACCGCGCTCCTCGTCGACGAGTGCCAGTTCGTCAGCTTCGAGGCCTATTCCTTCCTCGCCGCCCAGGTGCGCTCCTCAGACCCCGACTACCGCAAGCTCCTCATGATCCGCTGCACCGCCAACCCCGGCGGCCCGCACGGCGACTGGGTCAAGACGAGGTTCAAGATCGACGAGTGCCCCGACGGCGGCCGGGTGTTCAGGGTCAGGGTCAAGCTCGAGGACGGCCGCGAGGTGGAAACCACCCGCGCGTTCATCAGGAGCTACCTGCGCGACAACCCGCATCTCGATCCCGACGGTACCTACGAGGCCTTCCTGCGCTCGACGATGAACGAGGACGAGGTCAAGCAGTACATGGACGGCGATTTCAACACCATCGCCGGCGCGTTCTTCTCGAGCCTGGTCAAGCCCGTCCATTTCGTCAAGTCGCGCCCCATCCCCGCCACCTGGGAGATGATGCACTCCTCCGACTGGGGCTCGACGGCGCCCGCCTGCACCCTCATCGGCGCGCGCGACAACGACGACGTCGTCCACGTGATCGACGAGCTCCACCGCCCCGGGATCACCGGCAGCACCTACGGCGAGGCCTTGAAGACCCTGCTGTGGGGCCACCAGAAGTGGTCGCGCGAGAAAATCTGGAAGCCGGACGAGTTCTGGGGGGTGATCGACACCCAGGCGATGCACCAGTACGGCGGCCCCGCCACCGCCGCCGCCGGGATCGCCGAGCACGGCTTCCGCCTGTTCCCGGCGGACAAGCTGCCCGGCGAGCGCCCCATCGGCATCAACCAGATCAAGGAGCGCCTGCTGCTCGACCGGCACGGCAAGCCCCAGCTCGTGATCTTCGAGGACCGCTGCCCCAACCTCGTGCGCGCCCTCAAGGGGATCTCCTCCTGTGCCCCCGAAGATCCGGAGAACTACGATCCCAAGAGCCCACTTTCTCACGCCATGGACGCTTTCCGCTTCCTGCTCATGAAGTGGCCGGTCAGATCCGTCGTCGAGGAACACCCGCTCGACGCCGAGGTGGCGCGCTGGAACCGGATCATCAAGGCCCAGAAGAGCGATGGCGGCGACGACGGCAGAATGCGAGGCGGCTATGGAGACTGACGAGGCAGCGGAGACCCTGCCCGAGGACGAGGAAAAGGCGCCGGCACCGCGCAAGGAAGATCTCGACGACTCCGAGCGCAGCAACCTGGCCGCGTTCATGTCGCCCGAGCTGCAAAAATCCATCGCCACCAAGGTCCGCGACCGCTACGACCGCGACCTGTCCAGCCGCTCCGACCGCATGAGGCGCCTGCGCGACCTGCAGGAGATGTATGCGCTCGTGCCCAAGCCCAAGAGCTTCCCCTTCCACAAGGCCGCCAACGTGCGGACGCCGGCGCTGACCGGCCCGAACCTGCAGATCCAGGCTCGCCTTTACGACATGGTCTGGCCGCCGGCGGGCAAGATCTTCTCCGTGGTCCCGGCCACCGCCGAGGACCAGGCCATCGCCCGGATCACCGAGACCTTCGCCAACAGCTACGTCCGCTACCGCATGCCCTACATGGCACAGGGGCTCGACGACACCCTCCACCAGATGTGCCTTTACGGCTCCGCCTTCCGCCGCACCTACTGGGATGCGTTCTCGTGCGCGGTCCGCTCGGACTGGGTCCCGCTCGACGACTTCGTGGTCAACTACAAGCAGCGCTCGCAGGACCCGTCGATGTCCGACGTCGGGCGCTACACCTTCCGGCACTGGATGACCCGGGCCGAGCTCGCCGACTACGGCGAGTCCGGCACCTTCGTCAACACCGAGCTCGTCACGGCGTCGACCGGCGAGAACGACACCTCCGACTTCCGCGCCGCCACCGACAAGATCGCCGGGCAGTCGACCGACGACGACGAGGGCGACTCCGACGAGGACGTCCCCCGTCCCGTGCTCGAGCAGCACTGCCGCTGGAAGCTGCCCAACTCCCCCACCAAGCACCCAGCGTTCAACGGCCGGGCCCGCTACGTCGTCATCCTGATCGACGCCTGGTCCTCCCAGGTGCTGCGTATCGCCCTGCGCGAGGAGGACGATCCTGACGACAAGCGCCGCTTCGACCGCCAGCAGGCCGCCTACGAGCAGTACCAGGATCAGATGCGCAGCTTCATCGCCGCCAAGCAGGCCCAGCAGGCCCAGGAGCTCGCACCCCCGGCGCAGGACATGACTCTGCCCCCCGAGCTGGGCGCCATGGACAGCACCATGCCGCCCGAGGGCCCGCCCGAGCTCGGCCCGCCCGACTCGACCGTGCCCATGCCCCCGCCCCCCGGGCCGCCCCCGCCCGAGCTGCCGCCACAGATGCAGCCGCTCGAGCCGCCCCAGCCCGCCCCCGAGCCCGCCCCCATCCGCAAGCGCCAGATCTGCTTTTTCACCCACTACCGGTGCTTCCCCTCGGAGGGCTTTTACGGCCTCGGCTACGGCGATCTGCTCTATGGCCTGTGTCTCGCCGAGAACACCCTGCTCAACCAGCACATCGACGGCGTGACCTTGAAGAACGCCAAGCCGATGTTCATGAGCCGCAGCCTGCGCATGAAGCGCGGCCAGATCAACGTCCAGCCCGGCGAGGCTATCGAGGTGGACGCCCCCATGGGCTCCATCCGGGACGCGATCATGTTCCTCGACCCGCCGCAGAACGACCCCAGCACCGTCCCGCTGGTCAAATTGATCGACAGCATGAAGGACGGCATGGTCGGCAGCGCCGACATGATGTCGGGCCAGGGCCCGGGGTCCAACCAGACCAAGGCCGGCATCCAGATCCTGGCCGAGCAGGCCATGACCCCGATCACCGTGCTCGCCCGCCGGGTGAAGGAAGCCTTCAGGCACGAGCTCGACAAGATGTGGCGCTGCTGGGGCGTCTTCCTCGAGGACGAGGACATCGCCGACGTGGTCGCAGAGGGGGGAGTGCCCCAGCAGGTCAAGGTCGGCAAGTGGATGTTCGGGCCCACGGCGCACCTCGTGCCGGCCTCCGACCCGCGCATGAAATCCCAGCGCATCGAGGACCACATGGCCTTGGTCGGCTACGTGACCCAGAACCCGCTCATCATGCAAAACCCGCAGGTGGGCATGCCGGTCCTGCAAAAGCTGCTCGAGGCGGGCCTGCGCATCTTCCCCGACGGCGAGCAGCTCATCCCGCTGCTCACCCCGCCGCAGGAGGAGCCGCCGCCCCCCGAGCCCAAGCCACAGTGGGCCGAGAACGCGGGGTTCATCAAGGGCGAGGACTCGCCCGTCCTCCCCGACGACGATCACGATCAGCACATCTCCGAGATCGAGATGTTCATGCAGAGCCCCGACGCCAACGTGATGGACAAGGTAGGGCGGGACATGTCGGAGAAGCACCTGCGCGGCCACTATTCCGCGCGTTTGATGAAAAACGGAGCGCAACTTGAGCAGCAGCGAAGTTCACTTCCTGGCGCTGGGCCTGCGGGACCTGCGCCCATGGCTGGCCCTCCCGGTCAGCCGCCTCCTCCTCGAGCACCTGTGCCAGGAGCGTGACCGCACCAAGGACGCCATCTGCGATAGCACCTTCGACCGCAAGGCCGACGAGGCTTTGGTCGCCAGCGGAGGCCTGCGCGTGCTCGAGACCCTGATCGCCCTTTTTCACCCGCCCGAGGAGCGCGAGCTCGAGCTCGAGGAGCCCTTCGTCGACCCCGGCGTGATTCCACCCGCACCCACCCGGAGTGCCTCGTGATCTTTGTCAGCAACCCGCGGCCGCTGTTCCGGCGCGAGCTGCGCCACGCCCCCGGCGTGCCGCTCGGCTCCCGGGTGCTGGTGCGCGAGTTCGCCCCCGAGAGCAAGACCGAGGGCGGGCTGGCGGTGGCCGAGACCGCCAAGGAGCGCTACTTCGCCGGCGTCATCGTCGCCGCCGGCGACCAGGCGGCGGACAAACTCTATGACCTCGGCGTCGAGCTCGGCGACGAGATCTGGTACGGCAAGTACGCCGGGCTCATCCAGGAGTGGCAGCACATCGTTGGCGAGGACCGCGCGGGCTGCCCCCACGACAGCGCCTGGGAGTACGTCACCAAGGACGATAAGCGCTGGGCGGCGCAGGGCGGCCACGACGACAACCGCACCCTCAGAGCCTGCCGCTCCTGCGGCACCCTCAAGCTCGCCGAGCGGGTGATCGTGCTCGCCGTCGATGACCTCTGCATCGATGTCGACCTGCAGCTCCGCCTCGAGCGCGGCGAGATGGAGCGCAAGCGCGGCGCCGATCCCGAGGGCCGGACCCGCTACTTCATCGATCACCACGAGCGCCCGGATTCATTCGAAAGGAAGAGGTAAATGGGAGTTCTATCTGCGAGCGGGACGATCGGTGAGGACGGCACGATGCCCGCGGCCGAGGTGGTCCCCGAGGACGCCCCGGCCGCCACGCCCCCGGCCGATGAGGCCCCCTCCGACTACCAGCCCCCCGCCCGCCACCGGCAGGGCAGCCGCCGGGCGGCAGCGGAGGCGGCAGTCGACGACAAGATCAAGACCCACCTCGGCGAGTTCGAGAAAAGGTGGTCCACCGAGCGCCAGAGCTACGAGCAGCAGCTCGGGGAGCAGCGCCAGCAGAACGCGCGTCTCGCCGGCCAGCTCGAGGCCATCCAGCGCATGCCGGCCCCTGCTCCGGCCCCCGTCGCCGAGGGCCCGGACCCCGCCGAGCTGCGCCGCCAGGCGAAAAAGGCGCTCGACGACAAGGATTTCGACTCCTACGAGCGCCTGCGCGACCAGGCCGCCGAGATCGTGGCCGATCGCAAGGTCGAGGAACGCGTCTCGCGCGTGGCCCGCGAGCTCGAGGCCAAGATCCCACAGCAGGCGCCGCCCGAGATCCAGTTCCTCATGAACCAGCACCGCAACGTGGCCATGAACGGCCCGCGCGGCGTGCAGGCCGTCATGCTCAAGGACCAGGAGCTCGGGCTCTACGGCACTCCTCCCGGCCCCGAGCGGGTGGCGAAGGCCTTCGAGCTCGCCGACCGCATGCTGGCCCCCCGCCAGCAGCCGCAAAGGCCCCAGTTCTCGCAGGACGGCGCTGCAGCCCTGGCCGCAGTGCCCACAGGCCGCCCCTCGGGCGGCGCCGGCGCGGGCGGGGAGCAGGAGCCCCTGTCCCCGCTCGAGAAAGAGACGGCCAAGGCCGCGGGAATGACCGAGACCGACTACAAGAAATGGAAGTCGCCCGACAAGTTCATCAGGCGCTAGCGTTGCCCCAGAATTTGACATCCGCCTGCGGGCAGGCCCAGGGTTAGGGGACCGGGACGACAATCCCACGCCTGCGGCCGCCGCGGGCGCGTGAGTCCAGCCACCAAATTCCGCACCGAGCCCTGCCCAGCTCCGGCGCGTGACGGACGGGCGGATTCACGTTGGCCGACAAGCCCCAAAAGGTCCCTCCGCGCAACGATCTTGGCGCAAGCGCGCTCTATCGCAACAGCCGCGCCCTCGATCTGCAGAGCCGGGACCCGGACTTCGTCTACCAGTACTTCTCGACCGACGTCGAGAACCCCGTCTACCTCGGCAAGCGGCTCGTCCCGCACGAGCACGGCACCGCCCGCGGCGGCTACGCCCTGGTGGCCCCCTGGGAGGTGGTGCACTCGCAGTCGGACAGGGATGTCCGCGCGCTCGCTCCACGCGAGGATCAGGGCAAACCGATCGACACCGTGGTGCGCTACGGCCGCCAGGTGCTGTGCCGCCTGCCGCGCGCCGAGCACGAGAAGTACGCCCAGGCCGACGCCGCCGACCACGCCGCCCGCGAAAAAGAGATCTATCAGCCCGACCGCGTCTCAACCGCCACCACCGCGCTCACCGCGATGGTGAGCAGCGACGAGAACGCCAACCCCCTGGCCATGCTCAAGGCGAGCGGCCATCCGATGCCCGGTAGTTAAGGAGCCCCAATGGCCAACGCTGCAATGTCAGGTTTTCAGCCCGAGTCCCGCGGGGGGCTCACCGTGGAGCTCGTGCGCAAGCGCGTGCTCACCAACAACACCACCGCGATCTTCAAGGGCGATGCCCTCGACGGCGCCGCTGGCGGCGACGTCATCGTCACGGCCACCACCAACGCCGCTGTCTACAGCGTACAGTGGGGCGGGGCCTCCTACGTGGCTGGCGGGGACCGCCTCGAGCGCAACTACCTGCCTGCCGCCACCCTCTACACCTCCACCGGTGTGGACCCCGGCAACGCCTCCTACGTGATGTGCGTGGCCAACATGAACGAGCAGGTCTTCGAGGCCTCGGTCGATGCCGCCATCGCGCTCACCGACTGTGGTCTCAACTACGTCATGACCCTCGGCGCCGGGAGCACGATCTCCGGCAAGTCCGGCCACTGTCTCACCGCCACCGGACGCGCCACCACGGCGACTTTCCCCTGGCGGGTGACCGATTTCGTCCTCGGGGACCCCAAGAGCGACCCCGACGCCGCCAACTGCAAGGTGCGTTGCATGGCCAACGCCGGGCGCCGGGAGCCGGCCCTCGAAATCGGCGGATCGCTCGGGACCTAAGGAGCAGCTACCATGCCTCACTCGACAAACGACTTCTTCGCGGCCATCGACCCGGTGGCCAACCGCAGCTACTACGGCCTCGGCGACAACGACGCCGAGAAGCAATACTCGACGATCTTCACCGTCGACTCCGACGACGAGCCCCAGCGCTCGTTCGTGGAGTACTCCGGCCCGGCCTCCCTCTCGCTCAAGGCCGAGAACGCCGCCGTGCAGCCCAAGCTCATCAGCCAGGGCCCGGTCAAGACCCACTACACCGCCACCTACGCCGGCGCGGTGACCATCAGCCACGAGGCGGCCAAGGACGTCAAGAACCGCTACGCCAAGATCTCCTCGACCATGGGCGCCCTCGGCGAGGCCGAGCGCATCACCCCCGAGCTCCTGTGCGCGCTCTACCTCGACCGCGCCTTCTCGGCCTCGTTTCCCGCCACCGCCGACGGCGTCGAGCTCTGCGGGGTGCACATCTTGCCCGACGGCGTGACCACCTACCAGAACGAGCTCGCCACTCCCGCCGCCCTCGACGAGACCTCCGCCGAGGATGTCCGGGTCGCCCTGCGCAGCCTCCTCGTCTCCTCGGGCAACATCCGCCCGTCCAAGGTGACGAGCTGGATCGTGCCGTCGGCCTACGAGCCGATCGCGCACAAGCTCTCGATGTCGGCCAAGACCCTGGGCTCCGCCAACAACGATCCGTCGCTGGTCTCCGGGACCAAGGTCAAGATGTTCGACTACCTCGGCAGCGCCACCAGGTGGTTCGCGGAGACCGACCGGAAGAAGAACGGCCTTTTCTGGGACTGGATCGAAAAGCCCCAGTTCATCACCGACCAGGTGGTGCTGCTGCTGCAGAAGGTCTACCTCAGCTATTTCCGCGCCCGCTTCGGCTGCGGCGACTGGCGCCAGATCTTCGGCGTGGCCGCGAGCTAAGGAGCCGCAACGTGGGGCAGACCAATTTCGATGTTGTGGGCACGAAGGTGGCGGCGAAAGCCGCGTCGTTCACCGTCGACAGCAAGGCGGCGACGTTCATCGTGGACGCCACCGCGGCAGCCGTCGTCGCGACCCTGCCGACCGCGGCGCGTGCGAAGAAGCGGCGGGTGACGATCAAGAAGGTCGACGCCTCCGTCAACACCGTCACTATCGACGGCGCGGGCGCGGAAACCATCGAGGGAGCGGCCACCCTGGTCATCAGCGCGCAGTACGGGTCCTACACGATCCAGTCGAACGGCGTGACCTGGTGGATCGTGTCGAAGGTCTGACCTGACTCTGGGCCGCTCGGCCTTCCGGCCCCGCGGCGGGAAGGAGCGAGCATGAGCAACAGATGGATCGGCAGCGACGACGCCAGCGTTCTATGCGCTTGCTCGATCTGCGGCTGCGCCGCGCGCTATCCGTCCGAGATGACCTACCGGGCGGACCGCACCTTCATGTGCTTTCGCCATCGCGACACCACCACCACCAACCTCGAGGAGGCGCAGAGGCAGGGCCGTAGCATCCGCGCCGACGAGATCGCGCCCGCCTTCCCCGTCGGGCCCAAACCGAGCTACTTCCCGTGACGGCAGGAGCGACGGACACCTTCTCCGAGGCCCGCGATGAGATCATCTCGGATGCGCTGGCCAACGTGGGCGCCATCGGCCCCGGCGAGGCCGCGGCCGGGCTGCCCCGCGAGCACGCCGCTCGGGCCGCCAATCGCGTGGTCAAGGCGCTCGACGCCGAGGGGATGTTCACCTGGCGCATGTCGCGCCTGACCTTCGCCACCATCGCCGGGACCGCCAGCTACGGCCTCTCCGCCAGCGCCTTCGACGTCGACGAGCCGTGCAGCTACCTCGCCGCCGGCGGCACCACCCGCACCTCGCTCCGGGCGATGGCCAGCGACGACTACCGCCAGCTCTCCGACCGCACCACTGGCGGCACCCCCGCCCGCTACACCATCGAGAAGACGCTCACCGGCCAAGGCCGGATCCTCTGCACGATGCTGCTCTTCCCGGTGCCCGCGATGACCGGGGACACCGTCGAGTACCAGGCCGCCATCCGGGCCCAGGACTACACCTCGGGCGCCACCTCGAGCCCGTTTCCCTCGAACTGGGTACTGGGGCTCACCTACGCCGTCACCGCCGAGATCGCCCCCGCCTACGGCCAGGCCCCGCTCGCCGCCCAGTACGCGGCCATGTGGCGCGAGGAGAAGGCCCGCCAGCTCGGCGCCGACAACGAGAAGCAGGGTTTTACCCTGGTGCCCTTCGGGGGTAGCTACTGATGGCCACCACATCCCGCCCGTGGGAGGTGCTGGTGGCGGGGCTCAACGACGGCGCAGGCCTGCCCGTCGCGAGTGGCAGGGTCCGCTGGTACAGCCCCGGCACCTTGGTCGCCGCGGTGGCCTACTCGGACCCCGCCTGCGCCTCGCCGCTCGCCGCGCCGCTTGTCCTCAATGCCCAGGGCCAGGGAGTGATCTACTTCCTCGAGCCGGTCCGCGTGATCGTCAAGGACGCGGCGGAAGCCATCACCTACTACGACGATATCGCCCCGCTCAATCGCCACGACAGCGTCTACGTCACTCACCCGAGCATCAACGCCGGGGCGGAGACGACGCTTGAGGCGTTCCTCGGCACCCTGACCGGGAGCCTGGGCGCCAACTTCAGCTACCAGGAATCGGTCGGCGCCACCTCCCGCAGCTACACCACCTGGCTCGGCGAGCTCGTGGTCTCGGTCAAGGACTTCGGTGCCCTGGGCGACGGCACCACCGATGACAGGAACGCGATCCAGACTGCAATCACCCGGGTCTCGGCCCGTGGCGGGGGGTGGGTCTACTTCCCGGCGGGCACCTACAAGATCACCGGGGCCATCGGTATCACCGATCCCAGGGTCAGCATCTGCGGAGCCGGGCGCGGCGCCGCCATCATCAAGAATTTCTCGACCTCCCTGAACGCAATCACGATCAGCAACGTTTTCGGCGCCTCGTCGGGGGCCACGATCGTCCAGGACATCTCCATCACCGCCAACACCACCTCGAGCGGCAAGGCCATCGTGGCCATCGCCCCCGCCTCGAACCGGATCATCGTCCGCGGGGTGTCGGTGGCCCTCCATCGCACCGGGATCGATCTGTCGGCCGTCACGGAGGGCAACGTCGAGGGGCGCTCGGTGGTGGAGTCTACCGACGACAACGCCGCGGCGATCGGGATCACCGTCGGAACCCGCGGCTATGTCAGCCATGCCACCGTCCTCGACGCGGCGAGCGCGAGCGGCAACGGCACCGGGATCGTGCTCGGCGCCGACGCCAGGGCCGAGGACTGCTACGTCGAGCGCTTCGGGGTGGGCATGCTCCTGTCCGGAGCTGGCGCGCAGGCAAGAAGCTGCAAGGTGGACATCTCGAACGTGGCCGCGGCCGTCGGTATCAACATCACCGCCGGGCCCTCCCACGTGATCGCGTGCACCGTGGCGGGCGCCAACAACGGGGCTGTCGGAGTGGTGATCGGCGCCGCCGCGAACGTGTTCCTGTGCTCGGTCGTCTCCACCGGCTCGGCCGCGGCCGGCTACAGCGTGAGCGCCGGAGTGACGGCGTTCATCGTTTGCTCTACCGCGGGCGGCGTCACGCTCACCTCTGAGCTGGTCACCGCGGCGACCTCCATCCCGACCGTGCTTCCGGCCCTGGGCGGCACCCTGGCACACACCTCGATGACCGCGCTGCCGCTGCGGCTCAACTCCTTGAGCGTCGACTCGATCAACGCGACGCCGGTCACCATCACCCCCGACATCACCGCCGGCAGGAACATCCAGCTTTACGGCGCGAGCAGCGCCAACGCGATCGCCTACACCATCGCCGCGCACAGCACCTTCACCCTGTCCCTCGGCGACGTCATGTTCCTGACGTTGTGGAAAAAGGGCGCCAACGCCATCACCCTCACCTGGGCCGCCCAGTATCTCGACGTCGACGGCTCGGCCCTGACCTCCGCCACCGTCGCCTCGGGCACCGCCCAGAGCTACACCTTTCGCTGGGGCGGGACCGCCTGGACGCTCATCTCATACGGGGCTCAGCCGGCGATCTGAGATGGCGCTGCAGCCGGTGGATATCTCCTCGGGGCAGGTCTCGGGCGTCGACAGCCTGAGCTCGGCGGCCAGCTCCGTCGTCAACTGGGAGCTCGACGAGGCCGGCATCAATCGCCCGCGGCCGGGCCTGTCGAGCTATGCGGTGGCCGGGCTCGGCACATCCCCCGTCATCGGAATGGTGCGCTGGAAGAACTACATCGTCGCGGTCTCCGCCGACCGGCGGCTATGGGCCATCGACGATGCGGTCCCGCTGTTTGCGATGCCGCTTTCGACCCTGGGCACCGCGGGAACGAGACTCGAGGGCTCCTCCCGGCCGGTGTTCGCGCAGGGCGAGAGCGCCATCTATGTGACAGGGGGCGGGCGCATCCAGAAGTGGAGCCCCTCCCTGGGATTCTCCGAGGTCATCGCGGCCTCCCCGGTCTGCACCCACGTGGTCGCGATGGGCGAGCGCCTCGTCACCAACGTCTCCCGCGACGACTCCTCCGCCAGCACCTTCTCCTGGTCCGACATCGGCGAGGGGGTCTGGAACACCTGGCCGGTCGCGAACAACGCGAACGCCAACGCGCGCCCGGATCCGATCGTGGCCATCACCGAGAACACCTCCGAGCTCATCATTTTCGGCACCGAGACCACGCAGAGCTACGGTAACGGCTCCGATCCCACGTTCCCCTTCGAGCAGGCCGCGACCGTCAACATCGGCATTGCGGCGCCCTACGCCTACGCGCGCATGGACGACAACTTTGCCCTGCTCGACAGCCGGCGCCGGGTGGTCCTGAGCGACGGGCGCAGTCTCGAGCCCATCTCCGATGCCATCGGGCGCGACCTGCGCGGGATGACCACCATCTCCGATTGCTGGATGTACCGCGAGGAGCGCGGCCAGCAGTCGCTGCTGGTGGTGCGCTTTCCCACCAATCGCCGCACGCTCGTATACGATCTCAAGGGCAAGCGCTGGACCGAGCGCGACTACTACGCGGCGCCGTTCCACGCCGACTTCCCGGTGGGTGCGCACGCCTACTCGCCCGCCGCGAACCTGCACCTTTTCGGCTCCGCCCTGACTGGCGGCGGGATGCTGCGGCTCGACGAGGACAGCCGCGTCGACCTCGGCGCGGGCCTGGTCTGCGAGCGCACCACCGGCTGGCAGGACTTTGGCAGCATGAACCGCAAGCGCTCCTGCCGCCTGCGGCTCGTGCTCCGGCGCGGCACCGCCGCCCAGGGCGCGGCGCCCGGCGCGCTCGAGCTGCGCACCCAGGCCGACGACGGCCCGTGGTCCCCGTGGCGCCAGATCGATCTTGGTGTCCCATCCGACTACCAGCAGACGAGGGACGTGTTCGCCGGGGGAATCTTTCGGCGCCGCCGCTATGGCCTGCGCTACTCGTCCTCCGAGGAGACCTCCCTGGTCTCGCTCCACGACGACGTCACCGACCTCGAGGCCACGACATGAGCTGGAGCGCGCCACGCCCGCTCGAGGGCGCCACCTGGGAGGCCAAGCAGACGGAGGTGTTCTACTTCCTGCGCGAGATCCACCGGCGCTTCGTGTTCGGCTCGTTTTCCTGGGACGCCCCCTCCGTCGGCGCCGGCGCCAGCGTGGACACCACCCTCACCAGCGTCACCGTGCCCGAGCTCGCCGGCCTGCGCGCCGGGATGGCGGTGGTGGTGACCCCGCCCGCCACGATCGACGCGGGCCTCTCCTGGGGGGCTCTCGTGCCTGCCAGCGATCAGCTTTCGATCCGTCTCGTCAATGTCACCGGGGGCGCCATCGACCCGGCCGGCGGAACCTGGGCGTTCCAAGGAGTGATTCCATGACCAGCAGCAGCATGTGGGGCGGCCAGGGTGGCCAGGATCCGGCGAGCCGGTGGCTACAGCAGCAGGGGCAGATGCGGCCGGCGCAGGCGCAGCAGCCGCAGGGCCGCATTCAGGCGCAGCAGGGCGCGTACACCCAGGCCCCGGGCATGGCCGCCAACCAGCAGGGCCGCATGCAGGGCGGCGCGGCGATGACCCAGTCTCCGTACGGCCAGCACCCGGCCGTGGCGCAGCCGATGCCGCACCCGATGCAGGCGCCGCAGCCGTGGGGACAGCACCCGGCGATGCAGGCCCAGATGATGCCTCACGCGATGCAAGCCCCCCAGCAGAGCTGGATGGCGAACCAGGGCGGTGCCCAGGGCGCGATCCACCCGGCGATGCAACACGCCCTCGATCAGCAGGCCCACCTGCAGTCGCAGCTCGGGGCCATGCGCGTGCAGCCGCAGGCGGTGTCGCCCTACGCCCAGCGTCCGGCCATGCCGCAGCAGACGATGGGCCCCTCGCCCTGGGGCAGGCGCTGATGGGAATCTCGTGGTCGGATGCATGGCGAATCCCGGCCGGGATCGCCACTTTCGGGGGCAGCGAAGTCGGGCTAGCGGCGTACAACAAGCTCAATGCCGACGCGGCCAGGGGCCCCAACACTGCGGCGGCGGGGGCGAAGCTATCCTCCGAGGAGCTCAAGGCGCTCGCCGAGCAGCAGTGGGGCCGGTCCATGGAAGGGCTGGACAAGGCCCAGGGCGCCTACGCCGGGTCGAACAACCTGTGGCAAGGGATCTACGGCGGCGAGGGCAAGCCGGGCGCGATGGAGAACTGGTACCAGCAGAACCAGGGCGCATTCAATCCCAACAACCCCACCCAGGCCCGCAGCGCGATGAACGACTACAACGGCTACATGCAGCAGCCGACGAACGCGCAGTCGGCGCTGACCAACAACATGGGCTCGCTCGGCCACTCGGCCTCGCAGGACTACAACGATCGGTTCGCCGGGCAGATGCAGAATCGCTCGAGCGCCGAGAACGCCTACAACCCGGCCAACTACCAGAACCCCGGAGCGATGGAAAACTTCGGGGCGCAGGCCCAGGGCGAGCTCGGGCACTCGGGCAGCATGGAAAACTGGTACGCCAACCACAACGGCGATTTCCAGGCCCAGAACCGCGCCGGCGCCGCCTACGGCGACCTCAACGCCCAGATGGGTGTCGCCGGCAAGACCGAGGGCCTGCAGCACCGGGACACGAGCCAGATGCAAGGCTTCGCAGCGGGCCTCGCCGGCAGGCAGGGCCAGGGCCAGACCAACGCCGAGGGCGGCGCCCTCCAGAACATGTACGCCGGCGCGAATAACCTCCAGGCCCAGTCTCCCGCCCTCCAGGGCATGTACCTCGGTGCCAACGACACCTCCCGGTTCGCCAACCAGCAGATGGGACACCTCGGGCAAGAGGGCCTCTACGAGCAGTTCGTGCAGTCCGACATCACCGGCAGAAATCCGCTCAAGGAGCGCGGGCTCGACCAGGGCCTGGCCCGGGTCAACCAGGAGATGGCGCGCCGGGGCGCTTTCAAGTCCGGCGCCGCCGACACCGCCGTCGGCAACATGGTGGGTGAGTTCGAGGCGCAGGATTACCAGAACCGCGCCCAGCGGGCGCAGTCCGCGCAGGGCATGGAGCTCGCGCGCATCGGCGCGGGCCAGTCGCTCTCGCAGGCCTCCTCCCAGGGCAAGCTCGCGCAGGCGCAGGGCCTCCAGGGTCTCGCCGGCGCCACCTCCCAGGAACGGCTCGCCCAGGGCAACGCCCTGCAGGGCCTCGCCGGCCAGCGCGACGCCGAGACCATGAACCGCCTCGGCCAGCAAATGCAGGGCTGGCAGGGCGCCTCGGGCGAGAGCATCAGCAACACCGGCCAGCGCCTCGGCTACGCCCAGGCCTCCGACCAGAACCGCCAGGCGCGGCTCATGAATCAGATGTCGATGGCGTCCTCCGCCGACCAGAGCGGCATGGCCGCGCTCCTCGGCGCCGCCAACACCGCCAACATGGCCCAGTCCCAGACCCAGGGCCGCACGACGGCGCTCGGGAACATCATGAACCAGTCGCAGTCCGCCGAGCTCGCGCGCCTGGCGGGCGGCCAGTCGGCGGCCGGAATGGCGGACACCGGATTTCAGAATCGGATGCAGGAAGGCCGCAACATGGCCCACGCCTCCGACACCGACAACCTCGCGCGGACCCAGGGCCTGTTCAACATGGGCCGCGACACCGACCAGCTGAACATGGACCGCTACCGGACCCAGTTCGACATGGGGCAGGGGGTAGACCAGAACGACTGGGCGCGGCTGATGGGCGGGGGCCAGATGGCCGGCCAGGTCCAGGCCGCCGCTCGCCAGCGGCAGAACGACGCCTTCATGGGCCGCATGGGGCTCGACTCCGCCAACGCGGGCCTTTACGGCCAGTTCTACGGGATGGGCATGGGCGCGGCGGGCTCTGCCCAGTCGGACTCGATCAACGCCATGGCCGACTACTACAAGCACATTGCCGAGGGCCAGAACGCGCAAGCCGCCGTGCCCTTCCAGATCAGCAACCTCCTGACGAGCGGGTACGGGGCCTCGCAAGGCAGGCGCTAAGCCAATGGCCTACCAGCCGATCCAGATGCCGGGTGAGTCGCCGATGGCGCGGGCGATGTCCGATCTCGGCGGCTCGATCGCCCAGCTTGGCAACCAGCGGCGCCAGTCCCGCCTCGACGACGAGCTCCACTCGCGCCAGGAGCAGCAGGATTTCCAGGCGACCCTGCTCAAGGCCAAGCAGCTCGCCGAGCAGGGCGACATGGCCGGCGCCCAGGCGCTCATGGCCCCCTACAAGGCCGCGCTCGCCGAGCAGGGCGGGGGGCCACCGCCGCCCGCGATGCCACCGCCCATGCAGGAGCCCCCGAGGCCCCCGCAGGGCGGCTCACCCCTGCCCGACAGCATGGAGTTCGGGAACAACCCGTCCTCCGACTTCGACCTCGAGCACGGCCAGCCGGCCGCCGCCATGCCTCCCCCGCCCGCCGCGGCGCCGCCCGAGCCCATCGAGCCGCCGCAAAACCCGGTGATGGCCGCCCGCCAGGCCCAGCTCGCCCAGCAGCAGGCGGCGAGCCAGGAGCGCGCCCGCACCGTGCTCAACTTCACCGGCCCGGGCGGCGTCGCCGGCAGCATCGATCCCGAGGCGACCCGGCAGGGAGGGCTCGAGCGGCGCCAGCAGGACAGCGCGCGCCGGGTGGCGCAGTTCGACAAGGCGCTCGAGGGCACCAACAACCCGCTGATGCAGAAATACGGCCCCGAGCTCCGGTCCGTCATCGCCATGAGCGGCAACGAGGTCGACTCGACCGACATCCTCCACTACGTCCAGGGCCGCGCCAAGGAAGACGCCGACGCCGTCACCGCCGCCCAGAACAAGACCGACGCGGCCCAGGCCAAGGTCGAGGAGCGCGACTTCCGGCACACGGAGAATGTGGCCGGCCGCGAGGCGACCCGCCAGAACGCGCTGATCATGGCCGGGGCCGCGCGTACCGCCGCCGCCGAGCGGGACGATCCGAACCGCAAGCCGCTGTCCGAGCCCGAAAAGAAGGCCTCCGCCACCGCCGAGCGCCTGGCCGGCCTCGCCGACGAGCTCGACACGATGCCGCCCATGGCGGACGAGGACCGCAAGATCGTCGCCAAGGATGCAGCCAACTCGGAGGCACTCGACAAGCACGAGAACGTCAAGGCCATCGCCACCAGCCTGGACCAGGTCAAGCCGCTGTCGGACAAGCTCTCGCCCGAGGGCCGCAGGTACTACGCCCACATTCGCGAGATCGCGTCGGTCCTCCTGCGCAAGGAATCGGGCGCCGCCATCTCGGCGGACGAAACGCAGAACGTTCTCCTGCGCTACGTGCCCGCGATCGGCGACACGCCCGCCGACGTCGCCCAGAAGCGTTCCAACCTCCGCCGGGCGATCGCGGCGATCGGCGCGGAGGGCGTGCGCACCATGCCGGGGCAGGCGCCCGGGGAGTCGGCGCCGATCCGCAATCCCGTCGTCGCCGCCCGGGCCGCCCAGCAGGGCAAGCGTGCGGCCGAGGGCAAGCGCGCCGGCAACGGCACCGCCCCCAAGACGGCCGAGGACTACCTCAAGCTCCTGGACGGCGGCCACTGATGGACGACAAGGAGCGCATTGGCAGCGTCATCGAGAAGATGATCGCCGATGGCGCCAGCCACGAGGAGATCATGGCATTCCTTCCGCAGGCCAAGGCGCACCTGCGCACCGGGCAGCTGCGGGAGCGGCACAATAGCAACCTGGCCGAGATCGCCGACCTCAAGAAGGCCAATCCAGAAAACAGCTTCGGCGACTACGTCAGGGCCGGCACCGGGGCCCTGTGGGACAAGGCCAAGGGCATGGGCCGCGGCGCCCTCGCGCTCGTCGACGCCGCAGCAAACCCGGTCCCGACCCTCGTCGACGACTCCAAGCGCCGCGAGCTCGTGCGCGGCGTGGACGACATGGTGAGCCTCGGTTACGGGCAGCAGCTCGGGGACTGGCTGGCGGACAAGCTCGGCGCCGAGAAGACCATGGCCGCCACCGCCGAGGACGACGCTGCCAGGGCCCCCGACTACCGGGCCGGGGGTGGGATCGTGGGGTCATTTCTGCCCGGCGCGGCCAGCGTCGCTTTTCGGGGCGGCGGCCGTCTGGCTCGCGCGGCCCTGCCGAGCCCAACCGGTGTTGCCGCCGCGACCCGCGCCGGGCTGACCTACGAGCTCGCGGCGCCGGCCATCTCCGGCGCGCACGCCTCGGCCGAGGGGCGCAGGCTCGACGCGGCCCGGGAGACCGCCACCGATCCCGCCGGCCTGCTCCTCGGCACCGTCCCGGGGGCGGTTGCCGCGACCAGTGGCGCGGTGTCCCGGACCATGCGCCGCAACCCCACCATCGCCCGCTACGCCGCGGCCAGGGAGGCCGGCGTCTACCGGGAGCCCGCCATGCGCCAGCTGCCGAAAGGCGCCGATGCGGGCAACCAGGCCGCCTCCGAGGAGGCCCTGGCGAGGGTGCTGCGCCGGGAGCGCGCCCTGGGCGATGAGGCGGGCGCGCGGTACCAGAGCGATCTCAATCCCCCGGCACCCGAGCCGATCTCGCGCCCGGCCGAGTCGCCCGAGGTGGCCCGGGAGTCGCTCTTCGACGCCGCTCGCAGGGTGGACGCTCCTGCCCCGATGTCGGAGCAGGAGAGTCTCTTTGCCGCGGCTCGCAGGGTCGACGCTCCCGCGGCCCGTCCCGAGCGTCCGCCGTCGATAGGTGCGCCGCCCCCCATCCCGGGCGAGCCGCCGCCGGCCCCGCACGGCCTCGAGCGCCAGGTGAACCGCCAGGCCCTGCTCGCCGAGATGCGCGCGGGCCAGCGCGCCAACATCAACCCCGACACCGGCCTGCCCAACAACGCCGCCGTCGATGCGAGGTTCGAGGACGCCATCGCCTCGCTCGGCGATGGGGCAAGGCCCACCACCGTGGGCGGGGTCCTCGGGCAGCGGCGCGCGCTGCAGAAACAGGCCAACTTCGGCAACCTCTCCCCCACGCCGACCGAGCTCGCCACCCGGGACGTCTACCAGACGTTCCGCGGCGGCGTGCGCAAGGCCGCCCCCGACGTGGCCGCGGCCGACGATGCCTTCGCCGACTTCGCGCGCTTGCGCGACCGGCGCCGGGACATCCTGTATGGCAGCGAGAGCGAGGTGGCGGGCGGCGCCGTGCACGAGCCCGCCGCGAAACCTGACATCGAGGCCATCGACGAGCCCGCGACGCCCCAGCTGCGGGTCGGCAAGGAAAAGGCCGGCGCGCGCCTGCTCGGCCGGGTCAACGACACCAACAAGCCGGGCCTCGAGGCGCGCCGCTACATCGAGGAGCTGTCGGCGGCAGATCCCCAGATAGCAGACGCCATCCGGTTCGTGGCGGCGAAAAAAGACTTCGAGGCGACCCGTTTCGGGCTCGACGGCGGCCCCGCTCCGACGCTGCACAAGGCGGTCTCGCTGGGCGGTGTGGCCCACGTAGCGAGCCGCAACACGCGGGCCATCGGCGCGCAGATCGTAGATCCCCTGGCAGCCACGGTGTCGGCGCAATCCCTACGTCTGTCGGGCCCGCTTGCCCGCCTGCCCGCCGTCAATCGCGTCCACTCGGCGCGGCAGGCCGAGCGCGAGCGCAACCGCAAGCGGGCGGAGGCCCTCCTGGCCCGCGGCCGATAAACCACCGGCATTAGCAAAACTTATGACACCCTCGAAAAGGACGTGATCCTTGCGTGACCCGCTGTCCGTCGATTGCACCACGGTCCCCGCGAACTCCGCGTTCGTGGTGGTCCTCGATTCCACGCGCGGCTTGATGAACACCCAGACCTCCGTCGCCACCGGCGGAGCGGGTCTCGTCCCCGGCCCCTACCGCAGCCGCTGGGCAGGCGCGGCCGTGCGCTACACCGCCCTTTGCACGACGCAGAACGAGACCGTGCTCGAGCAGATCCTGACGGGCAAGGCGGGCACGGCGGCCGACTGGGAGACCCAGGGCGCGGCGGGCTCGCAGACCGTCACCGCCGGCGGCACCACGCTCGCCCGCGAGTGGAAGCCCCTCGGCCATGATTTCCGCCTCGTCGTCCAGGCCGGCGCCACGGCACCCGCCACCTCCGTCCTCCAGGTCACCGTGATCTGGGGCGAGGACGTGGGCAGTTGAGTACCGCCGACCCCACCTACAATCCCACCACACTGAGCGGAGGCGGCGGCAGCGCGAGCCTGACCGAGACCTCGGGCCCCACCACGCTCACCCTGGGCTCGATCGCCGACGGCCTCGCGCTCATGCGCTCGGGTACCGCCATCATCGGCTACGCCCCCGGCGCCGCGACCCTCATCGAGACCTCGGGCCCCACCACGCTCACGCTGGGGGCAATCCCGGACGGGCAGACGTTCCGCCGCCAGGGCACAACCGTCGTCGGCTATCTCGCGGCGTCAGTTGGAGCCAAGTACATCCTCAAGGAAGCCGACGCCGCATACAGTGGCTCGCAGGCCCTCGAAGACCTCGGCACCGGCCTGCTCAAAAACGCGGGCGGCGTTGGCACCCTGTCCATCGCCACCGCCGGCACCGACTACCTCGTCGCCGCGTACACCGCGATCAAGAGCAGCGTCGCCACTCTCACCGCGCGGGCGAACCTCAAGTTCTCGGCCGACTTCACCGTCACCGATTCGACGCCCGACACGCTGGTCGCGCTGGCCGGCGGCGGCTCGGGCGCGCCCACCACCGCCCAGTACCTGGCCCTCGCCACCGACGCCACCCTCACCGCCGAGCGCGTGTTCACCGCGGGCACGGGCCTCACCGCCGTCGACTCCGGCGCGGGCGCCGCGTACACGCTCACGAGCGACGCCAGCACCGGCAAGGCCGGCGGCCTGACCCTCACCGGCGGCACCGCCGCCAGCGAGAACCTCACCCTGCAGTCGACCTCGCACGCGACCAAGGGTGCGGTCCGGGTGCTCAATGGCAAGGTCAACTCGGGCTTCGAGGCCCATGCGACCGGCGTCGTCGCGACCGGCTTTGCCCTGCTCGATGCCTCTGCCGTGCTCAAGGGCGCCCTTGGCCTCAGCGGCGCGACCAATGACTGGATCACCGGCGTCGCGGCCGGCGACACCGTGGTCGGATTCGCCAGCGGCAAGAAGCTGCAGGTGGGCATTCTGGCCGCCGCCGCGCCCATGGTCACGGTATCGAGCGTCGGCCTCGGGTGCGGTCAGATTACGCCCGCCTCGCTCCTGCACGTCGGCAGCGCGACGCCCACGACATCGGCCATCACCCTGCAGTCGGCAGGCGGTACCTGGACCCTCGGCAACGGCGCCATCACTGGCAGCGATGGCCACTTCAATCTCTACGGCTCTGGCTTCGGACTGCTCATCAGCAAGTCAATCGCGGGCGGCGACATTCTGGGCGGCCAGACCACGTACCTGGGCTCCGTGGGTGGCGGTGACATCACCGCCGGGCAGTACTCGAGGCTGTGGGTCAAGTCGTCCCGCTCGCTCCTGCCCGCCGCCGGCACCGTCTACAACATGGTCGACTTCGCCGCATCGACGGTGACGCTCGACCAGGGTGTCGGCGCGGATATCACCAACGTCGCCGGGATGAACACCTTCGTCGTGCGCCAGACGACGTACAGCAACCCCACCACCGACCGCACGATCGCGGTGGCCAACACCATGGTGATCGAGGGGGCGCCCGTCGCGGGGACACACATCACCATCACCACTCCCAATGCCCTCTGGGTCAAGGCCGGCAACCTGCGGCTCGATGGCAAGCTCAGCGTACCCACCGCCCAGACCCAGGCCACCATCGGCGCCAACGGGGCCGCCGCCGCGCTGACCGCGCTGCCTGTCGGGTTCATCAAGGTCGACGTCAACGGCGCGGCGATGATCGTGCCCTACTACAACCCGTAAGGAGACCGCATGGCCGCAGGAGACATCGCCTTAACCACCCCCAAGACGGTCAGCGTCCCCAATCTCCCGCTCGGCGAGCTCGACATCGTCATCCTGCCGACGGCGTTCCTCACCGCGACATTTTTCGAGGTGGACGCGACCGGCGCGGCGCACGTCGTGCGGATCGCCAACGCCACTCTGGGAGGGGTGACCGGGTTCGACTACGCGGCGGGGGGGATTTTCACGGACAACGTGGCACGAACCAGCCTCACCAACTACCTCACCACGATCCTGGGGGTTTTGTTCGTGGGCAACGCCACCACGCTCAACCAGCGCAAGACCGCGCTCGTGCAGCGCCTCATCGCCGACGGCGTGATCACCGTCGCCGGGACCGTCGGATGACCGAGCTCGAAGAGGTGCAGGCCATCGTAGTTGGCGCCGAGCAGGCCGCCGCCGAGCTGTCGCTCTCGGGGAAGCACGTCGCCGCCGCGAGGGTGCAGGGTCTGGTCCAGCTTGCCCGCGTGCTGTGGACGCACCTGCACCCGCCCGCGCCGGCTGTGCCCCAGCCCGAGCCGCCCGCGCCCAACGGCGAGCCGCCGCGGGGCCGGCTGGAAGCGGTCGATTGAACGAGACCATCGACGATGTCAGTCCGCTCGGCGACGGCGGCAGATTCAACTGGGTCGCCGCGGCCAGGATCGCGGCCAAGGTCACGCCGATCCTCGTGCCGGTGATACTCTCCGTCGTGTCGTCGCTGATCTCGGTCGTGCTCAAGGCGCAGGCCGCGGCGGACGAGGCGCGCAAGGTCGCCGATCGCGACGGAAAGGCCACCGCACAGATCGTCAAGGACAAGGCCGAGAGCGGCTACCAGGTGCTCCTGCACGAGGTGGCCGAGCTCCGCGCGCGGCTCGCCCTGCTCGAGCAGCCGCAGCCGGCCCGCCGCGGGGCCAAGCCGGCCAGGCGCCCACTCGTCGCTGTCGCGGCCCAGCCCCGGCCGCTGCCCGCGAGCCTCGACCAGGCCGCGCGCCAGCTCGGGCTGCGCCTCGTCCCGCCGCCCGCCGCCCCCAGCCCGGACGCGGCGCCGTGAGCCCGGTCTTCAACGAGCGCGAGCCCAAGCCGGCGAAGCCCGACCGGCCGTCGCGCAAGGCTCGTCGCGCCCTGGCCAGCTCGAAGCAGGGCGAGGGGTACGGCTGGCGGGTCAAGGCCCAGCGCATCGGCGACCACAAGGGCAAGCAGCGGGAGCGAGCCAGGCCGTGAGCGAGCACCTCACCCCGCAGGAGCTGGTGGTCTCGGCCACCTCCCTGGCCCTGGCCCAGCTCGCGCTGCGCCTGACCGCCGCGGCCAGTCGCTACGCAGACGGCGCGGCCAAGGTCGATACGCCCGGGCCCGACCAGCAGCCGCTCGTCTGGCAGCTGGCCCAGGACCTGGGCGACCTGGCCGCCGAGATCCACGACGTGCGGCGACGCCTGCAGGCCGCGCTCTACGGCGAATCGAAAACATAGGAGGAAGACCATGGACCCGACACCGCACATCCCGCACGAGGCGCCCAAGGGCCCGACCGAGCCGCCCGAGGAGCTGCCGCCGCTCGAGCCCCTCCTGGACCCGCCACCGCCGCCGCCGCCGCGCAATCCGCGGCCGGGGCTGGACGGGCGCGAATGAGACCGATGACCGCCAACGAGCGCATCGCCATGGTCTGCCACGAGGCGAACCGGATGTACTGCTGGACCATCGGCGATGATTCGCAGCTGCCCTGGAACGACGCCCCCGCGTGGCAGCGGACGAGCGCCATCAACGGCGTGGCCTTCAGCCTCGCGAACCCGGACGCGCCGCCGTCCGCCTCGCACGACTCCTGGATGGCGGAGAAGCGGGACGCGGGCTGGAAGTACGGGCCGGTGAAAGACGCGGACAAGAAGGAGCACCCCTGCTTCCTGCCGTTCGCCGAACTGCCGGTCGAGCAGCAGCTCAAGGACAAGCTGTTCCGGGCCATCGTTAAGGCGCTGACGTGAAGCCCGGCTGGCGCACCACCGAGTTCTGGATGTCGCTGCTGACGAGCATCCTGGGCGTCGTCACCCTGTTCGGCGGCCACGCGACGGCAGGCTCGATCCTGGCCACGGGCGCCACGGTGGCCTATTCGGTCTCGCGCGGCCTCGCCAAGCAAACGCTCGAGGCGGCGCCGGTCGAGATCACGCGCGTGCCGGTGCCGCCGATGCTGCCGGTGCGCTCGGTGACGCCGCTGCCGCCGAAATGAGGTGGGCAGCGCCGCTCATGCTCCTGCTCGCCTGCGCGACAACTACCATCGGCGGGCACATTGTGCTGCCGCTCTCGCCCGATACGGCGCGGGCGCTCCAGATCGTCGGCGAGATCTACGGCGCGAGCCTGGGCCAGCTGCGGGTGGTGTTCCTCGCGCCCGAGTGCGCGGCGGGGCCGTCGGGGCGGTACACGCCCGAGACCGGGCCGGGGTATCGCACGCACAAAGGCAACTGCGTCCGCGGCGCGCTCGCCCCGTACATGTGGCAGATCAACCTGGCCTGGCCCGTCGGGATGCGGTTCTCGCACTCGGGATTTGCGCAGGCCTGCTGGGAGGCGTTCGAGGCCTCGCGGAACGCGGGGATCCCCGACGTGTACGAGCTATCGCCCTGGTGGGTGGACGGGACGGCGAGGCGCAAGCTCGACGAGGCGGCGGCGGCGCTCAAGGCGGCAGGGCTGTGACCTGGCCGCAGGCGGCGGTGTTGATCGCCGCGATCGCGCTCCCGCTCGGGTTCTTTGCGTTCGTGGCCTGGTGCGCGCGGGACAAATGAAGCCACGCTCCTGGCCGTGGTCGATGGTGCTCATGCTGGGCGGGCTCGGGGTGTGGATCGCGCTGCTGGTCATCGTGCTGGTGACGAAGTGGACGCCGTGACCGCCGAACAAGCGCGCCACCTCGGCGAGGCCTTCGTGGCCGCCAGGCGAGCTGCACATCCCCGGCCGCTGCGCCGCCCGGCACGACTGGGGTGCGGGCTCGAGCTGTGGTGGCCCGGCAGCAAAGGCAACGAGTTCGGCCACCCTCGATTCGAGGTTTACACCATCACCAGCGTTCCCGTCGGTGCAGTGGTGGCGCTGGAGAGCGACCTGCGCACGCGAAAAGAATGGGACAGCCGGGAGCTGATCTACGCGATGGAGGACGGGCACTGCCAGCGCTATCTCGGGGGCGTGCCGAGGGCGGCCAGGCGCAAGATCTACGAGCTTGGCCAGGTCGAGCTGCACACGGGGATCGATCCGGACGAGATGTTCGCGGACGGGCGCCTGTACTACGGCAGGAGCATCTGTGGCACGCGCACGTCACTGGTTGATTGTCGGGGCAAGGTGCGGTGAGGCGCATCGACCGGGCCGTCGAGATCGCGCTGCGGCTGCGGCAGGCGCGCGCCGAGGCGAGCAGGCTCGAAGGCGAAATGGACGCCGTGACCCAGCCCAGGGCCACGGCCGAGGAGCGCAAGCTGCGGGACCAGCTTGCGCAACGGGTGAGATGGGAGCGCTTTCGGGCCGCCAACGCCGAGCACATCGCGGCCTATCGCAAGCAGTGGGGGGCGGCCCACCCGGAGAAGGAACGCGAGTACGACCGTCGCCAGCGCGAGAAGACGAAGCAGGACCCGCGCCGGCTCGCGCTCTACAGGGCCACGCAGGAGCGCCACCGCGACAAGAAAAATGCCCGCAAGCGCCAGCGCCTGCGTGACGATCCGGTCTACGCCGAGCAGGAGCGCGCGCGTGTGAGGCAGTACATGCAGCGGAACTACGCGGCGAAGTTCGTGCCCGAGGGCAAGCGCAAGTGCACCCTTTGCCGCCAGCCGGGGCACAACCGGGCGAGGTGCGCGCGCGTCGGGCTGGCCCAGCCTGCGGTTCACAACAATTCAATTCTTATTTCGGGCGGCGGCGGGGCACTGCCGGTGGAGGGGCGACTCCATCCCGCACCTCCACCGGCGGAGCAGGGCGGGCGACTGACTCGATACCTCCAGCACCAGAACACGGGCGGCGCGGGCCCGGCCCGGGTCGCCGAGCTGCGGGACCAGATCGCGCGCGGGGTGTACGTGCCGTTTGCCGAGCTGCGGGCCGAGTTCGCGGGCGTGGCCCGGGTGCCGTCCGTGCCGTGCGACTGGGAGCGGGAGCGCAACCGGCGGCGTTCCCTGGCCGAGGCGCGGCGGCGCGAGCGGGCCCGGGGCGCGCCGGCCGAGGCCGCGCCGTGATGGGCCGCGCGCAGCTCCGCCCCCGCTTCGACGCCGAGGGCCTGTGCTCACTCGCCGTGGACATCGCGCACGGCCGCTACGACGCCATCCGCGCCGTGGTGAAAATCCTCGGGGGCACATGGGACGAAAGCCCCGAGATGAGGCCGCCGGTCGCGAGAATGCCCCACATGGTGGTCGGCATGCCGACGCTGGGAATGGACACAGCGTGCATGGTCCAGGTCGGTTTCATCGTGTTCGGCTCGGCGTGGGCCAGGGTCCCCGAGATGAGGCGGGCCTGGCAGCTGTTCCTCGGCGACTGGTCCCGGCAGCCCCGCAAGAAAAAGCGCGAGGCCGCACCGTGAGCATCGCCCACATCACCCCGCATTTTTCGTGGCTATCCGGCGAGCGGACAGCGACGACTAGCCTGGCAACCGGCGCCTCTTTCGTGATAGCGGCGGACGTGGTTGTAGCAGCGGCGGCAGAGAGGATCGGCTCCATGGCGAGCATACAAAGCGGCTTGCCCGCAGTGGGCGCACGGCAGTCCCCGGACGCCCGGATGATGCTCTCGGGTGTGCTGCGCGTGGGACGCGAGCAACTCGAGGTTCGCGGGGGCGTTGTGCAGCTTGCACTTGTCCTTGTGGTGAACGACCTCGCCGCGAAGAAGGCGGCGCCCAAGAACGTGCTCCATCACGAGTCGGTGAACGAACTCGTGGCGTCCGCGCCTCTCGCCCGCTTCTGGTGGGAGACTGGTTTCCCAGTATCCATTGGACATGTGCAACGTGCACTGTGGCCAGGGCGCACAGCGCGCGCCGAACCGCTTGAAGGCCTGCGCCACAGCGCTCGCGGTTACCCCGAAGGCGTTGCCTATCAGCTCGAACGTGGCGCCAGACTCTCTCAGGCGCTCGGCCGTGGTGATCGTGCGTGCGGTGAACACCTGCCACTGGTTGAGAGGCATCCGGCGTGAGCGTATCACGAATTACCCCACACTTTTCATGGCGCGAGAGTGACTGCCACGATGGCACCCCCGTCCCGCCCGAGCTGACCCCCAACGCGCGCCGCCTGGCCGAGATGCTGGAGCGCCTCCGGGGCCGGTTCGGCGGCGTCCTGGTCCCAATCTCGTGGTACCGCACCGCCGGCTACAATTTGCGCGTGGGCGGAGCGCAGTCGAGCCAGCACATGTTGGGACACGCCGCCGACGTGCGGCCCGGGGACCTCGGTGCGCTGGGCGGGCTCCACCGCTGCATCGCCGACATGCTCGGCGAGCACATCCTCCCCGAGCTCGGCGGGCTCGGTGTCTACCCGGGCTGGATCCACCTCGACTGCCGCGCGCGGCCCCCGAGCGGTCACGTGGCGCGCTGGGCCGGGGTGGGCGTAGGCTCGGAGCTGGCGTGACGAGCTGGCTGTCGGTCGAATGCGTGCGGGCGATGGTGGAGCGGGCACGCCGGGGCGACGCGGCCCGGTTCTACCGCGAGCTGGCGGTGGTCGCGCTGGTCTCGGCCGCGGCGGACGGCGGCGAGGTGGGGGAGCAGGCCAGGCTGGTCCAGGAGCTGATCACTCCCGCCCGCCCCTGATCACCCGCAGCGCGGGCGGCGGGCGGCGGCGCAGGACGTGGATCGCGTAGGCGGCGGACAGGCAGGCAAACGTCACGGTGCCGCCGGCCAGGGCGGTGAGAACGTAGAACATTCCCCGACTCTACTCCCGCGCCGGCACCGGCCGCGCCCAGCTCGGGCAGCCCCCGCCCGCGTCGAGCTCCACCGCCGCGTGCAGGGCGCGCAGGGCCCGCTGCAGGGTACGCTTCCGCCGCCGTCTCGGCCCGGCACCACAGCGCCTCGTCCTCGGCCTGGACCAGGACCAGCACCAGGGCGTGCGGCACCGGGCGGCTCACTCCCGGTCCTCAGGATCCGTCGGCGGCGGCAGCCCCCAGCGCCTGCACTCGGCGAACCACGCCCGGGCCGCGGCGGCCTCGATGCGGATGACCTGGTTCAGGACGCCGAACACCTCGTACGGGCGGTTGGTGTCGGCGTCGAAGCAGGTCACCCACTGCCCGCGGACCAGGATCCTCGTAGGGTCCGGATCGTGGCGCAGCATACATGAGTGTAGCGGCCAGGAGGCCAGCGCCCAGCCCCGTCACGCTTGCGAGACGCGACGGGGCTGGGGACCCTTCTGCTCGCCGGACCATTCCGGCGCGCGGGAGTAGCTTACCAGCACCCCGCCGGGGCGACCGGCTGACGTGGCGCGGCTACAGCGCTGGCCAGGTCAGCGAGGCCCTGGTTTCCGCAGTCGCAGCTCGGTCTCGTTCGCGGTCATCCGGAGGAGATCGAAGTTCGCGAAGATGACATCCCGGCCGAGGAGCGGAGGTGACTCCTCCGCGAAAGAGAGCGTCGGCAGCGGGAGCCAATGGCCGCCGATTTCTATCCGGACGTTCGTTGTTTGCGCCGTCCACGTGGCAACGCGTCCACCGATCGCCGATGACGTGGCTTGCTTGAGCTCCGATGCTGCGAAGCCAATGACCGGAGCCAGCGACAACGGCAGCATCGTCCCGTCGGCACCGGTGTCCACCAGTATCAGGGTGTCCACCCCCAGAACGCGACCGTCCTTGCGGAACCCGACCGGCAGAAGTGGCCGGGTCACCCCACCGCCACACTCGACCCATGGGAACTTCATCGGCCCGGGGCGCCGGTCTAGTAGAAGCAGGTCAGGGATGGATCGGAGACCTGCACCATGACGGGCCGCTTGCCATTCGCACTGTCGGGCTCGATTGCGGCCTTCCGCAACGCCTCTTCCGGGGTCTGGGCCGTGCTCAGGATCGTGGTCATGCCCGGGTCGAGGATCACCCACGTGCCGACGGGCTGGCCTGCCAAGACCGAGGTCAGGGACGGCGTCTGCGCGTTGGGGGTCTCGTCCATCGAATCGACACTAGCACGAATCAGGAGCAGATTGACCTACACGACTGTTCAGTGCGGGACGCGGGGCGGCAGGGGCTAGCGGGCGAGGCCGGGGCAGCCGGGAAACAGGCTCGGGTCCAGCCTCGCCATCACCGCCGGCTCGGGGCATTGCCTCGACACCGGTGTCATCGGGACCGGCACCAAGACCGGGACCGGCATCAACGCCTGGCCGGGAACGGGCGTCATCGGGCGGCAGTCCTGGTGGACGATGACCTGGTCGTCGAGATCCCACACGGCGCCCGTCGCCACGTCGATGAGCCAGCACAGTGGACACAGCAGGTTGAAGACCGAGATGCCGTTGAAGTTCTGCTCGATCGGGGCGAACCCGTCCCGGCACCCGGACTGCTCCGTGACCACGGCGTGGATCCTTCCACGCTTGAGCTTGACCTGTCGCTGCTGACCGACGTCGGCGCCGTCGACTGTCACGCGTGCGCCTTGCGGGATGCCAATCAGATTCACCTGCTGAGTGGTCCCCGAGAAGATGGTCCCGCAGCCCACCACCACCATCGCCACCGCCGCCCCGATGAGTATTCGCATCGTCCATGCTTGCGCGCTGCCGCGGGCTCGGCGCAATGCTGCGTGGGTGGCTACGCTGGACAGACGGCCAGTGTTGCATGGGGCAGCGGCTAAAGAGGCCCGTCCCAATCCCGTCCCAATTTCCGCCCAATCGACCAAATCCCCCGGTTGCACCGGGTTGCGCCAGACCAGGCATTGCCGGGACTTGCAACGGCATTGATGCGCTCCGTGGCCTGCACCGGGGATTTTCAGTCCGTTGCTCTACCAGTTGAGCTACCTGGGCAAGTACCTACAATCGGGTCAGTTTTTGCGTTTTTCCTCCTTTCTCCTGGGGCTCGTCCGTCCCAATCTCGACCCAATTTTCGCCTTCCGTGCCGGTTGGGACGGACCGGAACGGCAGTACTTCACCTGGCCGGAAATCCACCTGTGCCCGTGCGGTGTCCTCGGGCCGGAGCTGGTCCGATTGGAGGTGCGCGTAGCGTCGGGTTACCTGAGTGGATGACTGGCCCAAGATGATCGCGAGGGTGTCGAGCGACCCCCCGTCCCTGACAAAATGTGAGGCAAAGGTGTGTCTAGTCGCCTCATACCACGTCATCAGCGGCAGGCCGAGTTCCTTGAGCACCCGCCGCAGCTCGCGGCCCAGGGACTGCTGCACGATCCACCGGCTCGCGTGGAAGGGGAACCGCCTGCGGGCCTTGACGGGCGGGATGAAGAGGCCCTTGCCGCCGGTCATCAGGTGCCACTCGGCGGCCTCGGCGTGCATCTCGGCGCTCATGGTGAGGGTGCGGCTCTTGCCCCCCTTGGGCGGCCCCTCCTTGCCTTCGCGCACTTGCTTGACGATGTGAACGAGGCGCGCGTCGAGGTCGACCTCGGACCAGTCCAGGGCGCGAATCTCACCCGGCCTTGTCCCGCGCGACACCCCGAGGGCGTAGGCGCGCTTGAACGGATCTCGCATGGCCGCGTGGATGCGCCGGATGTCGGACTTTTTCTTCACCCACGGACGTGTTCGCCAGTAGTCGGAGTAGTCCTGGCTGATCTTCGCTTTCATGTCCTTTGGCACCTTACGCCATGGGTTCGCGGTCGCCTTCTCAGTGACGATGAGATAGGAGTACAGTGCGGACAGGATCGCCATCAGCTGCTTGATCGTGGCGAGCGCCAGGCCGGAGCTGCCCTTGCGCCGGCGCAGCCTGCCTCCCGCCTTGAGCTTCGCGACGATGCCGAGGAGCAATCCGGGCGTGACGTCGTCCGGGCGGCAGTGCCCGAGTGCGGGGAGCAGATGGTTGTTGAACTTGCGCCGCTCATCTTCGTTGTTGCGGTTCCGTGGCCCCGCCCTCTGGTCGAAGAATTCCTTGGACAGTGGCGCTAGCGTCGCTGTCCGCCTGGGCGCGACCTCCATGCCCGCCCGGCCGCGTGCCAGATCGCCGGTGATGCCTTTGAGATAGACGAGGGCCAACTCGCGGGTAGGGAAGCCGCTCTTCGAGCGCCGTCGTCCGTCCTGCCGCCAGCGCGCACGCCAGAGCTGGCCGTCTCTGATGACGCCGCCCCCACCGTACTGGCTCTTGCGTCTGATCTTGGCCATGGCCTGACCTCATCACGGGGCGCGTTCGCGGCGCAAGCGTGAAGTATTCCCATTTTTAGGTATTCCCATCGCCCCGGATCCTGGTTTACAGTCGCGGGCTCCGGAAAGGGTTACCCCTGATGTCGAGACGGCGACACACGAGGGCAGTGGCAGTGGCGGCCGACGGCTGCACGCTCCCGGTGTGGCTGCGGGCGACTGCGGCGATCTCCACCGAGCGCGCAGTCGAGCTGCTGGCCTTGGCCGTCAGGTGGGAGCGCGCCGCTGCACGAAAGGCCGGTCAGGGGCCACTCGTCTTCCGGGGCCCCCAGGGGCAATGCGCCCGCGACGGCCCGAAGCGCAAGCCTCCGCGTCGCCGCTGAACACCTACACAGACCAGAGGGTATTCACGAATGTAAACGGTTGGGATAGGGTGGCCCGTGCCGGGCGGGCACGAATGAGTACAAGGAGGGTTCCGGCCGGATCTGCCGCAGAAGACGAAAATGATGTGAAGGTAGAAGCGAGGAGCCTCCGTGCGAAAGCGCGGCGGGCGCGCGAGCAGGCTCAGGAGTTGCTCGACAACGCCGCCGCGTACGAGAAGGCCGCCGAGACGCTTGAAACGCGAGAGGCGGCCGCGCAGAAGGCCGGTTCCAAGGGGGAAGACCCGGAACAGTTGCTAAAGAGGGAACATCCTGGGATTATCCTAGGTGTGAACACGGAAGCATTCTCGCAGGGACTGAAAATTTCTCACGGTAAGTCACGGTCGGCACTGGCCAAGGCCGCCGTCCGCCACGGGATGACCCTGGGGGAACTGGCCGCCAAGCTGCACAAGGCCGTGGGTCGGCGCGTGCCACTTTCCAGCCTTTCTCAGGCGCATAGTGGCGCGAGACCCGTTCGTCGCGACGTGGCCGAGGCCGTGGAGCGTCTCATCAAGCTGCCCGCGACCAAGACGAACTGGCCCAGGGGTATTCGCGACGACGAGTAGAACCCGGTGAGAAGAAACCTCACCGGATATTCCCTTTTTTGTTGTTGACGTGGGAATACCCGGGTAGGGTAATCCCATGGGCGCCGCGCGCGGAGTGACTCTGGAGGAGGTGGCGGACGGGCTCTACGCCGAGCTTCGCCGCGTCTCGGCCCAGATCGAAGCCGTGAGGAAGATGTTGCCGCCATCGGTCGGCTCCCTCCGCGACGCAGCCAAGATCCTGCACTGCGACCCCAGCACCGTCTACCGCGCCTTCAAGCGGGGCGAGATCGCTGGTCGGCAGATCGGCGGCCGGATCCTCATCGACCTGGCCGCGCTGCACCCGCACGACGAAACCGCCTGAAAGGAAGGTCCCATGCCCTCCATCGACGCCCCCCTCATCATCACCTGCAGCTCCCCCTGGACCTGCGACGACTGCCTCTCTGGCGACAGCACCGGCGCGCACAGGATCCGCTGCGGCTGCGGCAAGCCCGCCATCGAGCTGATCTCCGCCGACGCCCTCGACGTGCGCTGGTCGATCGGGGCGTGCCGCACCTGCCTCGAGCTGGCCCACGCCGACGCCCCCACCGGCGTGCGCTACCCCGCGAGCGTCACCCAGCGCGGCGAGAACCCGGTGTTCGTCAGCGTCGCCTGCACCGAGTGCGGCGCCCAGGTCGTGGCCGGCGACCCCGCCGACAGCGACCAGTGCTCGCAGACGTGCCGGCAGATGGCCGCGGAGCGCGAGGCCGAGCCCGCCGAGACCCGCGCCGACTGGGAGTCGCGCCGGGCCGACGACGAGGACGGGGAAAGGGCGGTGCGCTGATGGCCCTCAACGTCAGACTCCACCTTAACCGCGAGAGCGGGCTCCCGCTGCTCTCGATGTGGATCTGCGGCGCCACGGGCAGCACGATCGGCCACCTGAGCACCATGGGCGAGCTGGACCTGGCGCAGCTCAAGGTGCTGCGGGACGAGTGCGACCGCGTGATCGCCAAGATGGAGGCGCGGGCGCTCGACAGCACCCCCATCGCGCAGTGGCCCGCGATCGAGGTGACGCCGTGACGCTCGCAGAGCTGCACGATGTGGCGCGCAAGACCCTGCCCGAGGGCACGCACTTCGGCGTGTCGCAGTTCATCGACCAGGACGGCTACGGCACGGCGGGGGTGTACGTCCACCACGAAAGCGGCGGTATCGAGCGCTCCATCTACCGGACGCATACACCCGGCGGCGACGCTGCCCAGGCCACCGCGCTGGCCCTCGTCGAGGGACGCTGGGACCCGGCCCGGCCCGCGCCCGCGACGGCCGACGCCTCGCCGCTGGAGCTGCTGTGACCGACCGCGACGAGGCGCCCGAGTCCCAGGACCCGGCCGAGCTCGAGC